GATGTTGTAGCACTCTGAGGTACAGATATCTCATATCGACATAAGGATTACATGCCCAACTCTTTGGAGAGTAATGGGTCCAGGAAGAGAGTGTAACTCTTCACTATTAAATTTATTTTACATGGTCGGAACAGATTAAACTCTCAGTAAGACCCAATTAGCGTTTTCAAAACACAGTAAATAATCAATATTAAAACACATAAAAGAAAAAATGAAAAATAATAAAAAAGTAGCTCAGCGGCTTTTCGCAGGCGCAACAATCTTCAATTTAGTGTCAAAACCAGTAGATATAAATCACAAAGCAAAAGACAAAAAATTGCGTATCGAAAAACTCGCTATCATTTGCATGCCAAAAGCACTCGTTGTTAACGAAGTGAAATTAACACATGCTCCAGGTGGAGCAGAGATTCTCATAGTAAACGGAGGTGACAACAAAGTCGCTTTTCCAAGTAACTACAAATTTGTGGAAGACGGAGGTAAATTCGATTTCGAAACAGAACCAGACGCATATTTCCCATCTTATGAAGAAGCAATCAATATTGCTAACGCAGCAAACGAAAGCGAAATTGCCCGCTTAACAGAAATTCGTAACGATCTGAACAATCAGATCAAGTGCTTAACCGACGCAAACAAGGCAAACATTGCCGCCTTGCCGTTGTACGAAGAAGAAGAAGACTAATCCGGGTTCGCAAGAACTCTTAATTCATATTCAATATGGATAAAAAGACAAGTCTGACAGATATTGACTTACAGCGTTTGTCTGAATTAGTTAATACCTACATGAAACCATCTGAGCGTTTTTCAATAAACGGAAAAGGTGAGGTATCTTTAGTAATTAAATCATGGTGGGAAAGAGTCTTTAAACGGAACTCAGAAGATCATTACGACTTCCTAGAAGTGGTAAATGTGATTGCTAAAGGAATTATGGATGCAAAGGGAGTAATCCCTTTCATAGCAACTACATGCGAGAGCTCTATTGATATATTGGTTGGAAACAATGATCGATCGGTAGTTATTGCAAAACTCTATACAGCTCATATAATAGACGAAGACCCTCAAATAGAGGAAGCAAAAATTATAGGTCAAAAGGTAACAATTGACACAAGACAAAGAATGCTTTCGCCTCATGAAACTATTTTCAGAAGTGGACCTAGCGCAAAAGAACTAAATGAAAACATCTGCGATCTATTAAATAGCAAAGGAACAAGAATTGTCATAAAAGACAGAAGATAATATTTTAATTTAAATAATAGATATTGTAACTTATTGATGGTTAACCCCTGAAAATTCAAACTGTATGCATCCGGGTAACTCCAATGGATAATTACATCAAGTATGATTTCAATATATAAAAAACAATATTTATTATGGCTTAGAATATTAGAAAGAAAATATAACGCAGCACTAACCTTAAACGGAAGGTGCTGCTTTGTCCTTTCAATTGAATAGGTAGGATGAAACCTATTATTCAACACGGGGAGGTTGCTTCAAGTCAAAAAAATAAACAATTAGTAATAATCAAAACTAAATAATTATCAAAATGACAGCACCTACTAAAATTACACCTGAAATATTAATCGCAAAACGAGAAATATTAATCGCAGAAATCAAAGCCTCATGGAACCTTATTATAAACAATAACGTGTTCCCAATAGGACTAATGCCTCTATATAACTTAGAAGCAATCTACGAACAAATCAAAAAAAATGAAATCGAATTAATCGAAACAAAAATAAAACTTCAAGCGACCAATTTCGGAATAACAGATTTGAAGGATATTCCTAAAAATAATGCGTTTTACTCAATCTTTTTATTGCAACAGATCAAAGAAAGAGCAGTAAAACTGGCAATGATCCCAACGAAGAAAGAGGAAACAGAAAAAATTGCATTCACACGCAAATTTATTGATACAGAAATTGAAAAACTAAATGCAGAAAAGATTGCATTAGAAGCATATTTATTGAAATTCAATGAAATGAGCGAAATTAACGATGCAGCATAAAAACAAACAAAGAAGTAATGGTAATATATACTAGAATAAGTATAATTGGGTTCAATTCCCAAGCTTTAACAAAAGACAGATAATTTAAAAAAAGAGCAAATAGAGTTCGTTAGCTTCATAAGGGTCTAAAGACTGGTGTTGCGTTACAGCATACAATTATAATACAGAGACTCGTAATCAAATTATTATAATTAGCTGGACAGTCAAGCGTAAAATCAGACAACGAGGCGCCCACGAAGCGCCTACAAGTTTGTAACTCCAAATTATCTGTCACCACATTAACTAAGAATATCATGAAATATTCAGAACTAACAATTCATCAAAAAATAAATTATAAAAACTATCTATTATCATATGCTAATTTTAATAAATCCAAAATACTCGAAAGAATATTAACAGACGAAATTAAAATATTAGAAACAAGAATAAATTGCCCGCTTGGAGAAATATTATTGTGTGGAAATAGAGAAGAGAAATTCATTTTTTATGAATATAAAAGAAAAAGAAAAAATGAGACCAATTGAAAGAATAGATGATTTTTTAAAGAAAGTCGATTGGAATGACCTGTTATACAACAGATGGAAATTGGATAAAGAAATTTATTACGATAAAAAAATTGCATATGCAATCAAACCAACTGTTCCGGAATATTGGAAAGAAAATCCAGACCAACGAATAGGTCAAGTACTTATAAACATGCAATTAGTGCCAAATGATATTATGATATGGCACGCAGAAGAACCAGACATTTTAATGTCACAAGGAATTGCACTAGAAGAATGTTTATATTGGACTTCAATGTACAACAAAGATGAAAAAGTATTAGACGAGCCGATAACAAGAAAGGTTAGCAGTTTGACTAAAGAACATATCATAAGGATAGTTGAGTTCATGAAAGAACACAACGGGAAATTATCTCCAGAAATGGAGCAGGCTTTCACAAATGTTTTAATGAAAGAATAACAGAATATCTCAAACTTTATCACACCACATTTAACTTAAAAAGTAAATAACGATGCTGATAGAACTAGATTTAGAAGAGGCAAAGCGCCTTGGAATTACAGTAAATCAGATTATATTAATCAGCTTATTAATGAGTAAAACTCCTATCAGACCCCTTTTGGATGTAATCCCATTAGATGAAGATGATATTAATAATCTGATAGACAAGGATATACTAACGAAAGAATCAACCTTTGACGAAAAGGATTTTTCAAAACTAATTATTACTGAAAACTTTAAGACTAAAATTAAAGTAAAAGACTATTTTACTGAATTCTTTGAAACATACCCGGCATCCGTGTTGAGAAATGATGGATTAAAAGATTATCTACGAGGAGATATATCTCGTTGCAGAAAATATTACGATAAAATAGTGGGAAACAGTAAAACAAAACATGACCATTTAATGGATTGCCTTAAATTCGAAATCGAAACTCGAAAGAGAGGGAATTCATTGGGATATATGAAGAGAATGGCAAAATGGCTATTGTCTGAAGAATGGTTATTATATGATGAATTTATGAAAGATAAAAAGATTAAAAAACATGCGGGAGAAGTTTATGGTACAGCAATCGAGTAGTAAAGTACTAGGATACAGACATATATCAACTGCAACAAATGAAATAGTTGGTTACATCCAGGACAGAAGAACTAAGAAGGTAAACTCCTTAGCAACAAGATGGCCTAAATTCAACCGCCTAGCAATGGGCGGAATTGAACCAAATGCAATATATGCCATAGCTGGCGTATCTGGATCTGGAAAGTCATCATTTGTCAATACATTAGAAACTGATCTTATTGATTTAAATCCACACGAAAATATAGTTATACTATCATTCTCGTTCGAAATGCTATCAAGCAGGCAAGTAGGTAGGAAACTATCGTACAAGCTAAAGAAAACTACATCAGAGTTATATAGCGCCTCAGAAAAAGGCTTAATAACGGACGAAGAGTATGAGGGAATACAGAAAGAGGCAAAAACAATAATGAGTTATCCAATTTATTATGTAGATTCGCCAGGAAATGTAGCAGAAATAGCAACAACGATAAAATTCTTTCAAGATACTCTTGCTAAAGGGAAATGGCTAGTAGTCATTATAGATCACACCTTGTTAATTAGAGGAAGTGGTACTGGCGGAGAAAGAGAAATTATTGTGGATTTAGAAAAAGAATTAATAGGGGCTAAAAAAGTTGGAAAAACCTCTATCATACAAATATCGCAAATGAATAGAAATATTGAATCACCAGAAAGGTTAAACAATAGTTCATTGCATTACCCTCAGCGCAGCGACTTATCATCAAGCGACGCTGTTTTTCAAGGTTCGGATTATGTTATAGTTATACACAGACCTGAAGTCCTAGGATTATTATCCTATGGTTACAACAATCTTCCCGTAAAAGATTGTGTATACTTACATTTTTTAAAAAATAGAGAAGGAGATCTCAAGATATTGAAATTTATCAACGACTTGAAATACAACAATCTAAAAGAACCGGAAGAAGAAGAAACTGAAAGGCCCCAACAACAGTTAGAAATAAAAATTTAAAAAGAAACAAGATGAATAATCGATATAATTTTACAGTAACATTACCAACAAACAAGCAAGACAAATTCGGTTTGAAAAAAACAGCATTTGTAGAAACAGTAATTGCAGCTTGCCCATGGTTAACAGTAGCCGGAATTGATACACCATTTAAAAATATTCTTGGAAGAGATATTAAAGGTGTTGATTACGCTCCAGCAGGAAGCCATTTGACTTTTGGTACTAGTAAAACACACGATGTAAATTGGATTGAAGATTTAGACTATTTGAAAGATGGTCACAACATGCCAAATTACGATTTAATGACAGAAACTTCAGGCGCACTAAAACACCTGGCTTTATTTGCCCAAAATCACAAACCGGCCAAAAAGGAATTTGATATTTACTCGTCACATTCAAGCTGCCCACTTTGTGGAAATATCACCGATGTAGAAGAATTTGCTTCTTGTACAAAAGTTGGTTACACAATCGTCCCAAAGGCAATTAAATACCCAACATTCTATAGTATTAGAAAGCCTCAGTACGTAACTGAATATACTATTACTATCGAAAACATATTTGCATAACCCAAACATGCAGATGGAAAAACAAATACTTATCAAAACATATCAATTCTATCAAATAAAAAACCATCTGTTACTTTAACAAAGAAACAGTAAAATGGTTATACTACCAACAATAAAGAACATACCAAAAATATTAAATCCAAGATTCTTAGTCTTGTTTGGAAAGCCAAAAACTGGAAAAACAACATTATTGTCCACTTTAGAAAACTGCTTAATCGTAGATTTAGAAGGTGGATCTGAATTTTTAGAAGCAATGGCCGTTCAAGCCAGAAGTGTAGCAGATCTTGGAGAAATAGCCACAGCAATAAAAGCAAAAATTGCAGAAACAGGGACAAAACCATATAATTACATTGCAATAGATAATGCTACAAGATTAGAGGACATGTGTTTACCATATGCCGCTAGTCTATATAGACAAAACCCAATAGCAAAAAACTGGACTGGAACTGATGTGAGAACATTGGATAAAGGAGCAGGATATTTGTACTTAAGAGAAGCTGTGAAAACAGTAATAGACAACTTTAGAAGCCTAACAGACCATTTTATTCTGATAGGGCATACAAAAGATAGTCTAATAACTAAAGAGGGGCAAGAATTATCTGAGATGCAAATAGATTTGGTTGGAAAGCTTGGAGATATAGTTTGCGGAGAAGCAGACGCAGTGGGGTATGTATATAGAAAAACAAATGAGACTATAATTTCATTTGAAGGAGGAGTAAATTCAGTTAGAGAAGCAAGAGCACCGCACCTAAGAGGAAAGAAAATAGTAATAGCAGATTCTGACAAGGATAATGTTATTACAACCTATTGGGATAAAGTATATTTGCCAACTAATGATTAATAGAAAGATACAATTATGATATTCAGTACACAGAACGCTTATAACGTTGAGAAAAAAGACATTGCCTTCTTGGAAGGAGGTATTCACGAAAATGTAAGTTTTGTTAACGTAAGAAAAGAACGCTCAACAGGGGGTAATTTATTCCTTGAGTTCGAATTTGTAAAAAACGGAGCAAAGTTAACCCATACAGAATGGGAACCAAATAAAAGAACAGAAGACACAGATGATGAGTTTGCCACAAAAGCAAACAACCAAGTTGCAAGAATATTGCAAATTATGGGTGCTTTCTACGAAAAAGAAACATTACAAAATTATACTTTTAGTGAATTCGACGAATTGTATTCATGGGTTAAATCCCTGATGGATGCAGTAGACAAAGCCAAATTACTAAGAGTAAAAGTTATTTACGGAGCAACAGGGTACACATCATTACCCAAATATGCCAAATACACATTTATTGAAAGCATGGATATTCCGGCTGATAAATCGAAAATCAAACCTTTGAATATTGATGTATTTACACGACCAGAAATAGGAGACAAAGAGGTCCCAACAGACTCTGCCACAACAACATTCGGAACTCCAGTAGTAGCTGCAAAAGCATCTACGTTGCCTTTCTAAGTCGTAATGCAAATTATATGTATAGTACAAATACTGTCCTAGATAGAGTCGCAAAACCAAAATTAACCATGGAAAGTATACTAGAAAAAGTAACAGAATATGATATTTTTTCAAAATATATTGGTGATTTTAAAATAGGCTACATTTACAATAGTCCACTAAGAGAAGACAAGAATCCCTCATTTGGAGTTTTTGTGAGTAGAAAAACGGGAGATCTATTGTACAAAGACCTAGCAAGCGATGATTGTGGAAACGTATTTAAATTTGTTAAACAACTTAAAAAGCTGCAAACGTACGAAGAGACTTTGAAGACAATTTCAGATGACATGAATATAGGCAACTTAAAAGTAATGTTATCATCAGAAAACAAACGAAGATTAATTAAGGACACAATTATAAACGTAGTCAGAAAGCCACTAAATCTTACTGACATTAAATTTTGGAATAGCTTTGGAATATCTAAAGAAACTCTTAGGATATACAAAGTTAGTGCAATTTCTAAGTTTGTGATAAATGGGATAGTAAAAGGAGTATACAAGACAGAAAGCCCTTTGTATTGTTACAAAGTGTTTAATAAATTTAAAATATATAATCCTCTTGGGCCTAAAACGATTAAATGGAGAGGGAATTTAAACGCCCTGGACATACAGGGGTTTGAGCAGCTACCAGAAAATGGAGAATTGCTCATAATAACTAAATCGTTAAAGGATGTTATGGTATTAAGTGAAATGGGATATGACGCAGTAGCTCCTTCGAGTGAGAGCATTACAATCCCAGAAATCGTAATGAATAACCTAAAAAAGAGGTTCAAAAGAATACTTATTTTTTATGACAGAGACAAAGCCGGTGTGGAATATGCAAGGAAAATATCCAAAACATATAATATAAATGCAATCTTTATAAACAAAAAATATAAAACAAAAGACGTTAGCGATTTAGTTAAAGGACTGGGATATGCAAAAGCATTACAGATCTTTGACTCAATGGTTAATTAAAGGATGCCTAGGAAGTTCAGCAGGCAGAACAAACTTAATAATAAGAGGGAAACATATTCTCACTACAGTGAAGTCAGTCAACGATTCATTATTAGGTTGTGACATGGGTTCGATTCCCACCTAGGCAACAAATTGAACATAAGTTCAAATAGCTATCACTATTATTAACGTCATTAGCAGAAGGAGTTACCCTGTTAATCAAAAACAAAACATATCAAAATGAATATAAAAACAAACAGTGAAAATTATCTGATTAGTCCAATGGAGACTGAAAAACATTTCGGAATCAAGACGAG